ATCGTAGTCATCTCGCTGATGTCGCAAGAAAGACAGGACCACCCCATGGTAGCAGGGTTAGCTCCCTACGCTTCACAGCGTAGTTACGTCTCACAATGTCTCGTTGTGCTTTCTGATGTGCTGCGCATATACGGGTTTGAAGGTCGGTTCGACCTCCGGGAAACCGAACGTCATTGGATGACGCTCGTGGTAGCAGCTGAGGGTGACTGGGTTAAAGTTGCCAAGTGGAAACTGGCAGCTTTCTTTGCCCACCACACCAAACAGCCTCTACCACCTTGTCCTTTTACGGCCAAGGATTTCCCAGGGGCCCTCTTTAGCGGGAGAGGGAACCGTTTCACTGCACTTCTGTTGAAAAGAACGGACAAGGCAACGCGTATGTCATTTCTTGCAAGCATAAAGCAAGCAAAGAAAGGCATGCCACGTGTCGGTCAAAACGTCCTAAAACAGAAGGAGAAAGAAACAGTAATCAAACTGACCCAAGAGCCCGTCGCGCCAACAAGGGGTTTAATGCTTGCGTCCTGGGCGGACGCAGATGAATATCCAGACCGAGTTCAAATCGCTTTGAGCGTCGGTAGTTTTCACGACGAACTCGTACGAACAGTCAAGGAGCTCTTCAAAAACAAGAGTCTCCAGACCTCGGACCGAGTTCGCGCATTTTTCCCAAGCACTTCCGCCAACTATATCTCAAATCGCGAGAACGCAGGGGCTGTGGGAGCTGTCTTACGACATCCCACGGTCCTTCGTAATCTAAGACGAGATGGCGGATTCATCAGAAACGAGACAGTAAGCCAAGTCAGAGGTCAAGAGGAGATGCGTGAAGGTGAAGATGAAGTAAAGGCCAATACGGATCTGAGCCAATTCAACCAGAATTTTATAAAATTCTGGCTGAACTGCTTAAGGGAAGCAAGCGTCGAAGAAAACGCTGCAGAGCCAGTGGCTCTCCCAGAGGCACTCAAAGTCCGTGTCATCACAAAGGGCCCACCCTTCATCCAAACTGTCCTGCGTGCATTGCAAAAGCATATGCACGGCGTGTTACGCAAACACAGAGTGTTTTCCCTAATAGGGAAACCGGTTGATGAGAACTATATTCTTGATCAACTGGGTAGAAACCTGCCTGCTGGTGAACAATACCTCTCAGGAGATTATGAGGATGCCACCAACGGGCTGAGAAGTTGGGTATCAAACGCCATCGCAGAAGCGATTAGCGATGAATGCCTACTCTTCCCAGTAGAGCGACGCTTGTTCAAAGCGGCACTCACAGGCCACACAATCCGTGGATTACCGCAGCGCACAGGACAGCTAATGGGTAGCATCGTATCCTTTCCCGTACTATGCATTGCAAACGCCGCCGTGGTCAGGTGGGCCCTGGAGATAGACAAAAAACGTGTCTTCTCACTACAGGACGCACCAATGATGATCAACGGCGACGACTGCGCAGCAAGGTGTACAAAACGGGGTCTAAATGCCTGGCGTATGATTGCCGATTACGCGGGTCTCAAGGAGTCAGTCGGAAAGACTTACTTCTCCTCCGAATTTGTGGAGATTAACTCAACACAATTCCGGAGAGATGAGGTTACACCTCACGAGATCAGAGCACCATCAGGTGCTCTCAGGTCATGCCCCTTCCACTTGACGAGATATGTTAACATGGGTCTCCTAGTCGGCCTGAAAAGATCAGGCTTAAAGGTTGGTCTCGTTGACCAAGACGACCCACGAAACAATCTCGGCACGCGGTACCGGGAGATGCTAAGACTATGCCCACTAGACCTTCAGGAGAACGTGCACAACAGGTTTCTACATAATCACAGGAGGCTACTGACCTCAATGCGATTGCCTTGGTACATCCCCGAGTGGATCGGCGGCGTAGGGCTGACTGGCCTCAAAGAACCATCGGAACTCGATCTTCGCATTGCGCAAAAGATCTTATTCCAGTGGAACAAAAGAAAACCAGTAAGCCTC